GAGAACTTCAGCTTAAATGACTTTGTGACTGTAACTGAATGGAATCAGATTCTAACTACGTTAAATCAGCTTAGCGCTGTTACCGGGCTCAATGCCCCTCTTCCAGGAAGCGACATGACCGCAGAGATCTTTAACCAGGTCGAAGAACTAACGCAGATGTTTAAAGACCGGATTGAGGTACTTCTCAATCAGACGAAAGCATCTTCCTACAGCGGCGATCTGATTTACGCAGCAGAAAGCTATTCGAGTGGATATTAAGGAGGCTATATCATGGCATTTATTGACCGCGTCGTCGAGCATCCAGGGCGCTTCACCCTGACCAATTCTGAGACCGGAGAAGTCCTCGGCACATTCGACCTTACCCGTGCGGAAGGCACCATCACTACAGAAGGAACGCAGCTAAATGCGGCGAACCTAAACAGCGAGCTTCAAAGCGTCATTACCGAAGTAAACGAAAATGTCAGTGATGCAGTAAGCACGGCACTTTCTCCTTTTACGATCGACTCGAGTCAGAATGTAAAGGTAAGGAACCTTCAGAGAGGGTCCGCCCGTGTTGACGCAAAGAAAAACAAGGTGGTGACCAAGCACGTGAACTTTCCGAAGGCTTTTACTTCTGTCCCGTCGGTCACCATCACCCCGATCACCGCGGCTCCCAACATGGTGTCCTTCAGCGTTAAGAGCGTCACGACCAAGGGTTTTGACCTCTGCCTTTACCGCTCCAGCGACACGGACACCTCGTTTTACTGGATCGCTGTTTTGTAGGAGGCCGCTATGGTAGTAAAGACAATGTTTAATGAGCAAGATTTCTTCCTTCATGCCGCCTGGGCTGATGATGAAGCTGGGACGAACTTAAGCCTAGAAGAATCAAGCAATGCCCTTTTTATTGGGCGCTACACCGACCAGTCTAGTGACGAGTCAACGGACCCGGCAAAATACATCTGGCAAGAAATAGAAAAGTCCGACGATGATCCAGGCTCTTTCGATGACATCGAAGAACGTCTGGAAGAACTGGAAGATATGGCAGATGACCTTTCTGCAGATACGGAAATCAACTCCATGGACATCACCTTAACCCAGGGAAACGCCGACACGGAGATTGGAAATGTGAACCTCCTCGTTTCTACAAACCAAGGAATAACCGGCTGGTCCGCTTCCGGAAATCTTACACTTTCAGAAAATGAAGAAGGAATCTACACGGATTTAGATGCTGTCAATTACCTGACTGTGACCTGCAATACTTCAGGAAAAAACAGCCTTTCCTTTTCCGCAGCAGAGTTTAGAAATGTGCTGTCCAGTCAGCCGGAAGGAAACAGCTACACCCTATCAGCAGACATCCGGATGTCAGATCTTTTTCTGATTCCTGTCCGTATGCAGGACAGCGATGGAAGCAATATTCAGATCGCCTTCTCTGACATTGACAATACTGCTGCGGATATCGATACCGATAATTCTGGCGTCTGGGTTCACTACTCCTCCACGGCATTATCTCCTGGAGCAGCCGCATCTTCCCAGAATCTATCCTTTGACCTTTCCAATATGCCTTCTGGCGCTAGCTTAGACATTGCGAACCTTAAAGTGGAAGAAGGCGCCCTGTCGACGCCCTGGAGAGAGTCGCTCTCCGAGATTAACGCAAAAGCAGACGCGGCAAAACAGGCAGCTGATGAGGCCCAGCAAACGGCAGACAGCCTGGATAGTTCTGTCACAGGCCTTCAGGATGACGTCTACGGAGATGGCGGAATCACCGAGACCATCACAGGGCTCGTTGGAGAGACCAAAACCGTCACTGATGAAACAGGAGAAGTCATCTACGATGAAATCACCTACACCGATTCTGACGGAACGGTGCACACTGAGAAGGTCGCAAGAACTGAGCGCATTCCGGGAAGGCTGGATGATCTGGACAGTAAAGTGCAGGAAGCATCTGACCAGGCCAAGCAGGCCATTAACGGTCAGGCCGAGCTTCCATCCATCAAGTCATCTACAGAAGAAGCCAAGCAAATATTAAAAGAATGGGCTTTAGATGACGGCTCCGGCAGTATCGACGGTTCCAAGATTGCAAAAGGGACCATCACCTCGGAAAAAATCGCAGCGGGAGCTCTCCTCATTTCCAACTTTTCAAAAGAAGCCTTATCGCTTATTCATGAACCGCTGAAGTACATCCGGTCAGCTACTGTGGATGGAGAGCTGGTGATTGAGATTGGAGAGGAAGGATCGCCCTACAAAGTGACGATCAGCAAACAAGGAATGAACCTTTACGCAGGCGGAGCTGTCTCCGCCTTTTTTAATACGGACACCATGAAGATCACAAAGGCAAGGATCCTGGAATCTATCCGCTTTGGAAGCTCAGGTGACGGAAAAGACGACTTTGCCTTTGTCCCTCAGCCAAATGGGAATCTGTCTTTTAAACTTCTGGAAGATCAGGAAGGATAACTTATGCCAGCATCGATTACCATTGGAATTACCGAAAACAGTACTTCGGTCTCTTCGAACAGCTCAAACGTCACGGTCAAAGTCACGGCAAAATGGACCTCCGGAACTTTTGATCATAACCCGCCGAAACTCACCGTCGTGATTGACGGAGACAAATATACCAAATCTGTCAGCTTAAATCCAAACAACACGACCAGCGGAAGCAATACCATCTACAGCAAAACACTGGATATCGAGCATAACTCTGACGGGTCAAAGAAACTGACCGTCTCTGCATCATACGCAACCAGCACGAGCTCAGGAACCGTAAAAGATTCTTTAACAAAAACACTCACCACGATCGCTAGAAAATCCGCTCCGACATGCCCATCTTCAGGAACACTAGGGTCTGCCATCACCATCAACACGAACCGGAAGTCCTCATCCTTTACCCATACACTGACGGCTTCCTGGAATGGAAAAAGTACAACGATCGCAGCCCAAACGGCGCAAGCTTCGGTGAACTGGATGATTCCATTCTCCTGGTGCACCGCAGGATCTTCCGGGAAGTGCACGATCACCTGCACCACATATAACGGAAATACATCCCTTGGGAGCAACACCTGCAGCCTGGCACTTTACCGGCCGGGGACAAGCACGCTGTATCTTCCGGACTCCTCCTGCATGATCGATGGGTCAAGCTCAGCAGAAATCTATACGCAGGGAAACCATCCCGGATATACGCACCACCTGTCGTATACGGTAAACGATGTGACAGGAACAGACGGAATCTCCGATCCATCTGTAGTAGGAAGCACAACATTCACGCCGCCTCTCAGCCTGCTTGACCATATCACCGAAGCGGAGTCTGCGTCCTGCACAATTCGCCTGGATACCTGTTTTGAGGATACTGTACTTGCCACAGACCGCGCGGCAATCACATTGATCGTTCCTGCATCGGTCATTCCAAAGGCAGAGATCACAGCGGTTTCTGATATCGTGACTTGCAGCAAAGACGGCACAGAGACACTTCTTCAGCACTACGGCGCATTTGTCTCAGAAAAGTCTATCCCAGAGATAACAGTCACAGGAACAGCAAGTTACAGCTCTCCGATTAAGACCTATACCGGAAGCTTTTCCGATGAAGCAGAAGTAACCTCCTCAAGTTCAGTGATTACTTCCGATCAAGTGATCAAAGAGAGCGACAGCAGTTTTACTGCTTCAGTTACGGATGCAAGAGGAAGAACATCAAAGCTGGCAGAAAAGACAGTCACCGTTCTTCCTTACAACAATCCTGTGATCCGAACTTTTACCGCAATCAGAATGTCTGTGCAGTCCGATGGATCACTTGCCATAGACGATGCAGGAACGGTTCTTCGGATAACCTACGATATCACGATAAGCTCCCTGAATGATAAGAATACAAAAGCAGCTACTCTTACCTGGACGAACCTGACGGACTCGTCCAATGGAACGATCAATCTGACGCTGACTTCCTACCATGCCTCCGGAATACTCGATATCAGAGGAAACAGTGGCTACGAAGTCTTCTCCTCGACAAACAGGTACAAACTTACGCTGTCGGTTACCGATGATTTCACGACACTCTCCTCTTCGGTTATCGTGCAGACGGCGGAAGTCATTATGGACTTTCACGCAGGCGGAAAAGGCATGGCCATTGGGAAAATCTCAGAGGGCGACGGATTTGAGTGCCAGTATGATGCCAGGTTCAACGGCAAGCTATCCTACAGAGGAAAAGAGCTTGTTGATCTGATCTATCCGGTAGGCTCAATTTACCTGTCGGTTAATTCTGTTTCTCCTGCTTCACTTTTTGGAGGCACCTGGGAACCAGTCAGCGGACAGTTCCTGCTGGCATCCGGAAACGGATATACAGCAGGAGATACCGGAGGGGAAGCTGCACATACACTTACTGCTTCTGAGATGCCGTCACATCAGCACACTGGAACTACAGACAGCGGAGGTTCTCACAGTCACAGCTACGGGTCAGGTAAATATGTGCATCTGACCACAGATGGTGACACCGGCGCAGATACATATTCCGGAAATATTTCCGGATCGGGATACAAACTTCCAAGGTCCAAAGACTCGGAGAACTATTCTCACGGAAGCAGTACCGTAAGCGGAGGTTCCCATACGCATTCCTTTACCACGGGATATGCGGGAGGCGGAGCGGCGCACAACAATATGCCGCCGTATCTCGTTGTAAATGTCTGGAAACGGACGGCTTAACAGAAAGGAGCAACCTATGAAAGAATTCTGGGCAGTTAATCAGGCAGTTCTTGCCGTACTCGGCGGGTGGATCGGGTATTATCTCGGTGGCTGCGACGGGCTGATTTTTCTTCTCGCCGCATGCGTCATCATCGATTACATCACAGGCGTCATGTGCGCCATTTCGGCCAAGCGGTTATCATCTGCTGTCGGGTTTAAGGGGATCTGCAGGAAGGTCCTCATTTTTTTACTTGTCGGTCTTGCGAATCTGATCGACATCTACGTCGTAAAATCCGGTTCCGTTGTACGAACTGCAGTGATCTTCTTCTACATCTCAAATGAAGGAGTATCTTTACTGGAAAACGCCGGGCATCTGGGCCTTCCGATTCCAGTGAAACTGAAAGCTGTGCTCGAGCAGCTTCATGACCGGGCAGAAAAGGAGGAAAATTAAATGACAGGTAAAGGCATAGACGTAAGCCACTGGCAGGGAAACATCAACTGGGCAAAGGTAAAGACTTCTGGTATCAGATTCGCGATCATCAAAGCTGGAGGCTCCGATGACGGCTTCTATACGGACAGCAAATGGGAAGCCAACTACAAAGGAGCGAAGGCAAACGGCATTGCAGTCGGTGCGTACTACTTTGCCGGCCCGAAGTGCGTGACAGCGGAAGCTGGAAGAGCTGACGCGAAGAGGTTCATCAGGCTTCTAAAAGGAAAAAAGCTGGAGTATCCGGTTTACTTTGACTGTGAAGCGCAGCCGGCAGCAAAACGTTCCGGCACCACAAAGGCCGCCCTGGCTTTCTGCAAGGAGCTAGAAAAAGCAGGCTACTATGCCGGAATCTACGCTTCAACCTACTCCGGTTTTCAGGATCGCCTGGACGATGCGAAGCTCCATTCCATCGCCCACTGGGTAGCGCAGTACGCAGGTAAATGCAGCTACCGCGGGGATTACGGCATCTGGCAATACTCCTCCTCTGGGAAGGTCCCAGGGATTAGTGGAAACGTGGATATGAACTATGCCTACATCGACTATCCTTCCATCATCAAAAAAGGAGGATTCAACGGCTATCACAAAGGCAGTACTTCTGCTAGTAAAATGAGCCTTCCTGCCACCGACCTGAAACGAGGCGACAGCGGTTCTCAGGTCATCCGGCTCCAGGAGTGCCTAAACAAAATCATGAAGGCAGGATTTGATGTCGATGGTCTATTTGGCCCTGCTACCGAAAAGGCAGTGAGGATCTTCCAGCAGAAACATGGACTTGCAATTGACGGAATTGCGGGCCCAAAGACCATAGCCAAAATCAAGGCTCTGCTCTAACTGAATATGACTTCTTGATACGGCTAGAAGGAAAACTCCTTTTAGCCGTGATTTTTTTGCTCAAAATGCTTCTTTTTCTCCAGTAGAAGGTAGGAGGAAAACGATCCATGAGCAAAGACAATGACAACTTCTACACAAATGAGCGGATCCAGAATGATCTCAACTATGAGAGAGCCAAAGCAATCGCAGATCAGATGCTTCATTGCAGCCTGTTAAGTCCCGGCGAATATGACAAATTTATGGACATCAATCGCAAAACTTTCTCTCCCCTGTTTTGGGAAATCTTCCCTCATTCTCTTGCTATGTGCGGCAATCAGAGTGATGTATAGACACGGGAAAGGAGGACATTTGACCTTGAAAAAAGTAACGAAGATAGAAAAAACGACAAGCAAAAGAAAGAAAATCCTGCGGGTTGCAGCCTATTGCCGTGTCAGTACGGATAGCGATGAACAGCTTGAGAGCCTGAATACGCAAAAATCTCACTATGAAAGCTACATCAGTTCCAAAGACGACTGGCAGCTTGCCGGCATCTACTACGACGAAGGCATCAGCGGAACAGGAAAAGCCGCCCGGCCTGAGCTAGAACATCTCATCTCGGACTGCGAAGCCGGAAAAATCGATCTGGTGATCACGAAGTCCATCAGCCGCTTTTCCAGAAACACTGCGGACTGCCTGAGCCTCGTGCGAAGGCTTTTAGACCTGAACATCCCGATCTGGTTTGAAAAGGAGAACATCAACACCGGATCCATGGAAAGCGAGCTCTTTCTTTCCATTCTTTCCAGCATGGCTGCAGATGAATCCTACTCCATTTCACAGAACATGAAATGGAGCGCCAGGAAGCGGTTTGAAAACGGAACCTTCAAAGTGGTGTACCCACCCTATGGCTACGACTGGAACGGAGAACAGATGGTGGTCAACAGGAAACAGGCTGAAGTCGTTCAATTCATCTTTAACGAAGCACTCAAGGGAACCGGAAGCGATACAATCGCCGATCTTCTAAACGGCAAAGGCATCCCGGCAAGAAACGGACGTGCCTGGCGGCGCTCCACTGTCCACTGCGTGCTAACCAATGAGAAGTACACCGGAGACTGTATCTTCCAGAAGACCTGGACCGACTCTTCCTTCAAGCGTCACATGAACCGCGGTGAAAAAGATGCGGTCCTCGTGAAAGACCACCACGAGTCCATCATCAGCCGTGAGGACTGGGAGAACGTACAGCGCCTAATCCAGCAGCGTTCGCAGGAAAAGAATATCGAAAAGAACAGCCAGAAATACTTAAGCCGCTACACCTTTACCGGAAGGATCCTCTGCGGATGCTGCGGGAGCACGTTTAAACGGCGTATCGCCTACTCCTCTTCTGAAAGTCCTGTGATCTGGGTGTGCAAGACACATCTGCAGGGAAAAACGAAATGCCCGATGCAGTCCATCAAAGATGAGGACCTGAAGCGTTCGTTTCTTACCATGATGAACAAACTGATCTACTCCCACCGGCTGATCTTAAGGCCCTATGCAAACAGCCTGAAGGATAACGCAAAAAAAGAAACGCTGGACCAGATCGATGCTCTGAAGGAACGGCTTTCGGAAAATGCCAGAAAGCGACAGACCTTAACCCGCCTGATGACGCAGGGAATCATCGACCAGACGCTCTACAGTAGAGAAACTGCAGATCTTTTTGCGGCTTCAGAAGGCATCCAGAAGGAGATTGGCCTCCTGGAGAACTCCGCCTCCGATGTCACAGAGGTACTGCTAAAGGCAAGAGCCCTTCTTCACTTCACCGAGAAAAGTGAAATGCTTCAGGAGTTTGACGACGAACGGTTTGATGAGTTCGTCGATCATATCACGGTGCATTCCCGTCATGAGATCACCTTCTGTCTGAAGTGCGGGCTAGAGCTTAAAGAAAGGATGTGAGGTTATGAGAACCATACTATACGGCTACCGGATCGAAGGCGGCAAAGCTGTCGTCTGCAAAGAGGAAGCAGAAAAACTGCAACAGCTTTTTAAGAACTACCTTGCCGGGATGTCTTTGTCAAAAGCAGCATCCAGCGCAGGAATCAAGGCTACGCACTCCTCGATCAAACGGCTGCTTGAAAACAGACACTACCAGGGCGATGACTTCTACCCTGCCATTACTGATAAAGAAACACTCGACCGGATCCACGAGGAACGGATGCAGCGGGCCAAGAAAACGGGAAGACTGCACCCAAGCAGGAAGCCCAAAGCAAAGAAGCCTGCAGCGACGAAATTCACCATCTCTGCTCCGGAGCAGACGACCGGAAATCCTAAGAAGCGTGCAGAGTACTTGTACAGTCTGATTGAAAGTGAGGAATAACGATGGGAAATATTACAATCATTCCTGCAAGAAGAAAGATAGGAAATACCGTCAAACAGGCAGAAAAGCCAAAGCTGCGTGTTGCAGCCTACTGCCGCGTCAGCACGGATACCGAGGAACAGGAAACCAGCTACGAAACGCAGGTCTCCCACTACACGGAGTACATCAACAGCCATCCAAACTGGCAGCTTGCCGGCATCTTCGCCGACGACGGCATCAGCGGAACCAACACCAAGAAACGGGAACAGTTCAATAAAATGATCGATGAATGCATGGCGGGAAACATCGACATGGTCATAACAAAATCCATCAGCCGATTTGCCCGTAACACCTTGGACTGCCTGAAATACATCCGGCAGCTGAAGGAAAAGAACATCGCCGTCTGGTTTGAAAAGGAGAACATCAACACGATGGACGCCAAGGGAGAAGTTCTGATCACAATTATGGCAAGCCTTGCGCAGCAGGAATCCCAGTCCCTCTCCCAAAACGTCAAGCTCGGCATCCAGTACCGCTACCAGCAGGGAAAGGTCCAGGTCAACCACAACCGCTTCCTAGGATATACGAAAGACGAAAACGGAAACCTCGTCATTGATCCCAAGCAGGCCGAGGTGGTGCGCAGGATCTACCGGGAGTACCTCGAAGGCTACTCCATGAAAACCATCGCGCAGCATCTGGAGCAGGATGGCGTTCTCACCGGAGCAGGCAATACCAAATGGTACGATTCCACGATCAACAAGATCCTAAGGAATGAAAAGTACATGGGAGATGCCCTCCTCCAAAAGACGGTAACCACGGACTTCCTGACCAAGAAGCGAGTCAAAAACAACGGCGTTCTCCCTCAGTACTACGTCGAAGACGACCATGAAGCGATTATTCCTAAAGAGCTTTTCATGCAGGTTCAGGAGGAGCTCGTCCGACGGCGAAACGTCCATCGCTCCCCTTCCGGCAAGAAGCGGGTCTACTCCGGAAACAACTGCTTTTCCCAGATCATCGTCTGCGGAGAATGCGGCGATCTCTACCGAAGAGTCCACTGGTACATCCACGGCAAAACCGCCATCGTCTGGCGCTGCATCAGCCGGCTTGATCCATCTTCCGTAGTCAAAGTCTGCAAAAACCGCACCATCAAGGAAGAATGGCTGAAGGACATCACCGTAAGAGCCTTCAATCTGCTCCTTACCGGAAAAGACGAATTCCTGCATCAGCTCCAGGAAAACATGGTGAAAGCCATCCGCGAATCCGATCCATCCAGCGCGGAGGGCATCCAGTTAAGGCTCGATGAACTGCAGACGGAGCTCATCAGGAAAGCAAACAGTAAAGAAGACTACGACGCCATCGCCGATGAGATCTTCCGACTGCGGGAAGAAAAGGAAAAGGCCGATTCCTCAGCCAGGAGCCAGGAAGACCTGCAGAAAAGAATCACCGAGCTGCAGGATTTCCTGAAAGATCAGCAGACTGATATCGCCGAGTTCGACGAGCGCATGGTGCGAAAGCTCATCCGGCAGATCACCATCTATCAGGATAAAGCCGTAATTGAATTCAAGTCCGGGCTTGAGGTCGACATCAACCAGTAAGAGCAGGCCAGCTCAAGGGATTTTCTCCCAGAGCGGCCTGCTCTCTTTAATCAATACGCTGGATTTTGTTAAATCCGATAGATCATATCCCCCGTATTCCATATACGCATAATTCCAAAGATCGGACCATCTTCTCCTTGCCAAATCCACCCCTGAAATGTTGTGTCATATCCAGAGTACCCTTCCGTAACGATCTCAAAGTCTGCATCAGGATATTTTGCGTTAAACTCAGCAAGAGACATCGATTCCCCGCTGAACGATTTCTCCCCATCATATCCATACGGCCTCTTAAACACCATGATGTCGCACTCTTCTATATCAGCCTTTGTAAACTCAATGATTCCCTGATAACATTTTTCTTCATCGCCAGCATATTGAAATATCCGATCTAGCTTCAAAGTTAAAGTCGTTTCATTAATTTCAAACTGTATTATCCGACTGTCATGTAAACTAAAGGGGATATTACTTTTTCTGTCTCTGATATAATCCATGTTCCTCTCCATAAATTCTGATTTAGCTTTATCTAGCTAAAGTTGAATCGCTTTGACATCCAACCCCTACCCTACATCTAATCACGAGCCGCAACCTGCCCGATTATTTAATCGCGACACACAACCCTGTAAAAAACGCCTTGGATAACTTCCCTATGTGCTGTTTTTCAGCCAGATTTCAGGGACGCTGAAATTTTCCACGATTCCCGGACCCCGCTGATTTCAGCAGGTTCCGGCCTCGTCTTATTTTTTCTTCGACATCAACGCTACCGTCTCAACGTGGCCCGAGCTTTAAGAATGGATGTCGGATAAGTTCCCGTTTACGGGAAAAAGTCCTCTCTCCGTTCAAGGAAACAAGTCCAAGGAAAAATCGGGTCTAAATTACTGTGTTTTTACGTCTGACCGTTTTCGGGAACTGGTCAAAAGACTCGTTTCTTCTTATTATAATGCATATCGTAGATTTTTCCCATCGTCTCGAGAGTAAGGTTTGCGGGAAACTGTCTGATTTCCCATCGTCTCAACCCCCCTGCAATTCATCAGCATAATAGTTTTTAATTGTATTCGTTAAGCCGAAATTGCCTGTTATTGTTCATGAATCTTCTTGCCAGTAATATACTCAGGTACGATTTCAAGCATCTGAACCTTCTTCCGATTTCTTTCAAGATCCGCCTTGTAGAAATCTTCAATATGATCCGGATAGATATGCTCCGCAAGTCTCATCACATTTTTCAGCACTTTTTCGCGATCTTCCAACATATGTATGCGGCCAAAGACAATGACACTTTTTACATATAAACCGAAATCTCCAGCTTCGCGTGGCTGATCTTCCAAAACTGTAAATGATACTTTGTCATAGTTTTTCGCAGCATCAACCTTATGCCCCTCGCCTGCACAATGAATGTAGATATGTCCGTCATCCCCAACGACATAGTTGACCGGCACTCCATAAGGATATCCTTCATCCCCAAGCAGCGACAAAGTTCCTCTGTGACCGTTTTTCAGTACGTTTTTCGCGTCAATGTCTTCCAGCTGCTGTTTAAATCGTCTCATTTTTTTCATCGTTCTATTCTCCTTCATTTTTCATATAGAAACTGATGGTAAGTCTTCGGAACATAAATGCCGAATTTGTCCATCAGCAGTTTCACAGCCTTTTCATTCGTATGGAGATCCTCCCTCCATTCCACTTTGGAATCCCGATAGATCTTGAATGTGTTACCGACGATCGTAAGATTGCTGTCCGGGGTAAAAATTGAAATCTTCATAAATTTATTAAACGTGGACTCCGGATGCCGTTCGCGGAAAGATAGCGTACATATTGGCAAGATCGTCAATCTCAATAATTGCTCCAATCTTTTTCCATCCGCTTGCTGATTTCTTTTCTTGCTTGAATTGCCGCAGGCGAAAGTGTATATTGTGTAATTCCGCCATGACCGGCGTCCCCAAACTTGGAAAATGTTGCGATCATATCTTTCATTCTATTAAAACGCTTTCTTTGATACAAGGGCCTTATACATTTCCTGATGGCAAAAAGCCGGAAATAGCGTTGCTTTGCGCCATTTCCGAGATTTTCACTGTCGCCTTTTTTCTCCATCGAAGCGTTGAACTTCTAGTATTCATATCCTCACCAGTCAATACTGATCACACAATACAACACCCTCCGAGTGAAATGATTAAAATGTGTGGAATTCTTAAATAGTGTAGAGCAATATCGAAAAATACATTGCATCGATTACCACCTAAACATTTCAAGCAATATTTTCACAAGCATATCAGTACGTGCTTTAATCTTCTCAACTGTCCAAGTATCCTCATTTACAACCGACTGATTAAGAAAAAGTCCATTCCTGTATCCAATGTCTTTCGACTTGTCTTTGGACTTGCGATTCTTTTTCTGCTCAAATGACATGTTCGACAAATTCTGATTATATCCGGTAATTGTAAGATTCCCAAGTGTATGTACATAATCAGAACGATACTTTTCAGCGAGTCCCTTGTCTCCGCCAGCAATCATCTTTACCCAGCTTTCAGGGATATTCTCGCCTTCCGGGAAAATGTGTTCGATAGTCCAAATATACTTTTTACTATTATCTCTCATCCATAGATCTGAATAAATTTCCTTTGTCTGGTGCTGAGCTTCTATGCTGCACAATAGAAATCTTGTAGCTTCTGGATTTTCATCGTAAATAGATCCTCTGAGTTTGCTCTCAAACAAATCATCCGGAGCAGACACAACTTTAAGTCGGCTTTGGATTGATCCCACAGCTTCATTACCTTTTAAATTTTTTATTTCAGAAATGATATCTATAAAAAGCTGTATCAACCTCCTGGTATTTGGAACATCGGTGATATTACGACGTACAAAAAATGTGATTAAGATTGTAATGACTGTGTTCAGGTTTTCATCAGAAAGTGCCATTTCAGTTTGATTTGAAATAATATACAAGAGAAGAATATATGATGGTGCTCCTGCTATCCTTGCCAGATCTTGAAGGGCCGAACTATATATATAAGTATCCTCACTGTTGTTAGTAATTACAGAATAAACCTTCGATTTTTCAAGCAGATCATCCAGAAGTTTCTTATAGTCGCTCTTGATCATTTTCTCATAAATATCGAGTAGAGTAGTTCTCGTAGCCAGATAACCAAGGTAATATTTTCTGTCAGAAACACTATATGGTTCATTAAGTTTTTCTCTGAAAGCATTGTAATACTGACGGAAGAAACGTTCTTGCACCGAATAATCATCCTGTCCGACATTCGCTAAAATCTGCTTCCATACCTCATAGCTATTGTCAGCATCGGATTTTGTTTCAGCCTGTGATATCAATGTATTCTTTATCAGGTCTAAAGCAGACAGAGGAACACCTCGATGATTCAGGGATTCAAAAAGCATCTAGGCATCTTTGTTTGTATCAACTTCAATTCCAACCATTATGGCAGACTGAAATTTCCGGACGATCCCAAACAGAACTCCTATCTCACTGATATTTGGACTTTGCGTTTTTAAATCAGCTAATTCTTCATCAATTAATTTCCCGAAGTGTTTATATGCCTTCGAAATACGTCGATTTCCAAAATAAAGCGGAGAAGACTTAACATCTGTAGTAATTCCCTTATCAGCAAGAATAAAAGCAAAGTCTTCATCATTCATGTTCTGTTTCTGCAGAATAAGGCGCTGCTGATATTCTGTCTTCTTGGTACCATCAGGATTATAAGATATCTTTTTTATTGCAAGCTCTTCTCGCAGATGGGCGAGGTCGAAATTTTCTTCTTCATCCATCTGCTTTTTTCGATCGTGCAGCTTTTCGTATAAAGCAGTTAGCAAAAGCATAAGAGACGTAAATCGCTGCTGCCCGTCGATTATCTCAAGAACGGTTCCTTCCAGGGATCCATTATTTACACAGATATAAGAGCCGAGAAAATATCCGTTTTCATTTTCAGTAACGTCATTAAATAGAGCATCCCACTCTTTGATGCCCCACGTATATTCTCTTTGGTATTTGGGAATCCGATATATTTTTTCCCCATGAAAAATATCCTCAATTGGAGGATGCACTACTTGCTTGATCATCGTTTTTCTTCTCCTTACTCCCTGCCCAACGCTTTAAACACTATATTTCCCTCGATATATTATATCGCTTCCATCAGACTGAGCAGATTCTGATACGAGTCCACCTGATCATAGACCACATCATCCGTCGATATTTCATTGAACAACTTCTTCGCGCACTTGATCTTCGCCTGCTCGATCGGACGCAGATCCATGCTCTCCATCGATCCCTTGGTCTCGGCAATGAAATAAATATGCTTTACGGTTCCCTTCTTAAAAGCGATTGCCCAGTCAGGAGCGTAGTTGCCTACCGGAGTCGGAATCTGGAAGCCACGAGGCAGCTTCGCGTACACAACTACCTTGTCGTCAAGATCCATGTCTTCGGCAAATTTTCTCTCAACGGACTTCTCTGCAGTACCATCAGTAAATACATAGTCCTGCACATTCTTCTTTGCTTGATAAGCCTTGGAAAAATCTTTGTTCTTTTCTGCTGTAAAAATCGAAGAATCATAGGTTCCATCTGTCTTGTTGTAAGTGATGTCATCCACGATCATCGTTGCCTTCTCTTCATTGATCATTTTAATGACCTTGGAGATAAACTCCTCTGGATTGTTTTTGTACATGGCAAACTTTTCAGGAGAAATGCCCTTCAAAATCGCAGTTACAGTTCTTCTGGTAAGATGCGTACCTGCTCCAACCTTTCCGATCAGATCATACTTCACCTGCGAGGTTTCCCCTCGTTTGAGATTATATGTATGGCTTTTTTCCGAAATAAATCCGGTGCCTGACTTCACCGTATCTGCGCTCCAGTCTTCTCCTTGCATTCCCTTGGTCACAGTGTACTGCAGCCGCGCGACAAAGAGTTTCTCATCAATATGTCTAACAGCCTTCCCAATCAGCTCCTCGCTGTCAAAATGCACCGTATAGCTCCACTTGTGATTGATGTAATTCCAGAGAGTCTGGAACTCCTTCTTATAGAAATTATCGTTGAGCGCATTCTCTGGAACTTTAGTCTTGTGCCCGTCATCAATCATTCCATCGAGGGCATGTTCGTCAAAGATACCCCTTACAAGGGCATGAACACCATCTTCAATATCTTTGATCTTCTCCGGCATCGGTGCAAAAGCTTTATTCTCTTCATCCGTGCGATATTTATCTGTTACATGGCCATCCTCGTCGATGTAATCATTTTTCACCAAATAGAAATAGATCGTCTGAGCCTGGTCATCTGTAATCGTGACAATATCGTTCCCGAGCTTAAGCCTCTTGCCCGCAAAGTATTCAGGTGCAGCTTTTGTCGGACGTTCATACAGATCGTCTTTGATTTCCTTCTGAAGAGATGAGACAAAATCCTTATATCCGTCACTTGCAATTACAGTCAGTTTATTGACCTCCTGCACTTCAGATCCGAGAACGTGCTCATCCATACGATCGCCGGACTGATTTACACAGATACGAAGGCCTCGTCCCACTTCCTGACGCTTGTTCGTTGTGCTGTCTCCGCCATGTTTCAATGTACAGATCTGGAAAACGTTCGGATTGTCCCAACCTTCTCGCAGAGCGGAATGAGAAAAGATAAAGCGAACCGGATTGTCGAAGGAAAGCAGCCGCTCCTTATCTTTCAGGATCAGTTCATAAGCAGATTCGTCATCACTGATATCAGATCCACGCTTGATCTTGGAATCGACCTTTCGTCCTTTCTTGTCAATGCTGAAATAACCGGCATGCGTAGAATGCACATCGATACTGCGCAGATACTGTTCATACGGCGTATTGAACAAGTTCAGATACTCATTGAGAATCGAAGTATATTCCTCCTCGAACATCTGGCCGTACTCAGAATTGACCTCATTTCCGTCCTCGTCATATTTCCGGTAGTTCTCAACCTTATCGATAAAGAACAGAGAAAGTGTTTTGATTCCGCGGTTGTAGAGTTCCTTCTCCTTCTCAAAATGAGAACGGATCGTCTCTCTGATCTGAACCCGGCGGATATCCTTCTCGCTTACATCTCCCTGTACTTCACCTGTGTGAATCTCAACTCCATTTGTAAATGTCAGAACACCTTTGATTGGATCAATGTCATTTATATGATATCCCTGATACTGCTCCATTCCTTTAGAAAGAGCATAGAGATCATCATCCACGCCGACAATACGTGTTTCCCGATTAATGGATTTTGCATAACCGATCTCAAACTCCAGCCGGGCCCTTGGCGGCTTATTCGGAGAGATTACGATTTCTTCAAGGAACAGATAGCCGTCCGTTCCACGGAGATTCTTAATATCAAACCCCTTTACTTCGATTTTCTTTACGAGTTTCATCTGGTAAGCATCCAGCGCATCCAGGACGTAAACAAGATCATGATGCTCCTTATGCGTAGCTGAATAATTCAGAGTAAAAAGCGGATTGAATTCTTCCAGTGACTTCTGTGTCTTCTTTCCACCCATTTTCTGAGGTTCATCCAAAATGACAATCGGACGGTTGGCCGCAATTACATCAATTGGTTTTCTGCTTCCGAACTCATCCAGTTCCATCCGGATTCTTCTGGCATCCTTGCCTCTGGCATTGAATGCCTGTACATTGATGATCATGACAGAAAGATCAGCACTGGAGCTGAAGTTATCGATATCCGTCAGATTCTTAGAGTTATAGACAAAGAACCGGGCCTTCTTGCCATACTGTTCCATGAAATGATCCTGCATGGTCTGAAAGCTTTTCTGGACTCCTTCGCGGATCGCAATTGAAGGGACGACCACGATGAATTTACTCCAGCCATACTGCTTATTCAGCTCAAACATGGTCTTGATGTAAACATATGTTTTACCGGTTCCGGTTTCCATCTCAACATCGAGAGAGCAAGCCCCCATGTGCTTAGCCAAAGAAGATGACGTCGTAATATTATTGTCATTCTGAACATCGCGGATATTCTTTAATAGCTGTCCCGGCGCCAGCGCAACAGGAGCATTGGCAAATCCCATATACAGTTCTTCATCAGACAGATTCAAGTTAAATAGGTTTCGCTCGATTTTCTGCGTTCCTGTATCACGACGATATCCAACTTTATCCTGGAACGGCTGACCGGCAAAGACCTTCACGACACTGTTTACCGCTTCCGTCTGGTAATTTTGTATAGTAAATTTGAATTTCATCTCAGCCATTTTAAAGTACCTTTCTTACTGTCTGAGGGCTGTACGTCTCAAAGATCTGTTCAAAATTCGCAGCCACACTATCGTCCGCCATGGAACTATCACGGAGCACTGCATAAAACGGGTGCTGCTTAGCAATTTCTGTAACAACGTCTTCCGTTACATTCTGATCAAAGCAGGCAATCAGATATCCATCTTCTACGGAGAAAACCTTTTTCCCGGCGATCTCTGTCTGTTCGATTTTGGAAGATAAAAGCACGCCAAGATCCAGCATCACCTGGATCAGCAAATCCTCCGGCGTACGATCTTCCTTGATATTATCCGTGAACTGATCAAGGCTCATCTGGCCAACTTCTGCAGGTCGATAATATACATCCTTCATGTTAGAAGAATCCACCTTAAAACAACGGAAACCATAATCAATATCAGCGCCGGTTTCTTCCTTAATTTTCTTATCTGCACGGCGGATGCGTTCTTCGCCGATGTCACAGATTGTTTTATAGCCGGCCTTATATGCTTCTGATTTCTCTGCTGTCTCTTCCGGAAGCTGGACCATAATGAATTTACGATTACCGCCGTCTTCAGCATTCAATTGCATAACGGCATGAGCAGTTGTCGCAGAGCCTGAGAAAAAGTCAAGTATGATATCATCGTTTGTAGTATTTGCTAAATCAATTAATTTGTACAATAAAGTTGTTGGCTTTGGTTTATCAAAGAAAGATTTTCCATCAAAAATCTTCATCACTTCTTTTGTTCCATTTGTTGTGGTTCCTACTTTTTCTGCACTAAACCACGAATTGTCAATTGATCCAAATTCCTTTTTTTCCTCATAAAAGGATTTTATCTGAGGGCGACCCTTCCCATCTTTGCCAAAGATTATTCGCCCATCAGCTAAAGCACTGGAGAATTTTTCAGGAGAAATTCTCCAGTGCCTCCCTCTTGGTGGAAGGTGCTTCTCCCCAGTGATAGAATTTGTTACTTCATATGTAAGATTTGGTCTAACATTCGGGGCATCGAATGGATCGGCTTTCCATAATCCTCTTGGATCGTTATCAGGGTTGTCAAATTTACTTTTGTCAAGGGGTAACGGTTTGCATACAAAACTATCCCGTTTATGCCATTCTTTATAGTTGCTTTCTTTCAATCTTCGATTTTCCCGTCTTCTTCGTTTTGCATAAACACAAATATATTCATGATTTACACTAAAATCCGTATCATTCTGTACTGATGCTCTTGATTGCCACGGAATTTCTGCTACCAGATTATTCATGCCAAAAATTTCATTACAAATATTTTTTAGAGAATCTATTTCATTATCATCAATACTAATAAAAATAACTCCGTCATCTCTCAATAAATCTTTTGCTAATCTTAATCTGGGATAAATCATATTTAACCAATTTGTATGAAACCGTCCATTACTCTCACTGTTTGGTACTAAACGATTTCCTTCTTCATCTACCTGACCACTATTTTCAGCATACTCAACAGCACTCTGAGAAAAATCGTCTTCATATATAAAATCGTTTCCTGTGTTATAAGGTGGATCGATATAGATCATCTTCACCTTTCCCAGATATGTCTCCTGAAGCAGTTTCAGTGCGTCCAGATTATCTCCTTCAATATAGATATTCTCCGAATCCGTTCCTCCTGGAGTTCCGTCTTTTCCTACAGATTTCTCTTTTTCAAAGCGCAGTGTCTTTGCAATCGGCTGATTTGCAAGTACTATTGCCTTTCTCTTGTCCGGCCAGGTAAACTGATAGCGTTCCTGACCGTCGTCCACAACCTTTGCGTTAATTTCCTGCACCAGGACATCCTTATCAATCGCACGGACTACATTACCGTCTTCATCAACGGTTTCTGTAACTGCATCCGGGAATATTTCTGCCAACTTCTTATAATTCTCTTCAGCCAGATCCTTTGTATGCATCTTAAGCTTCTCCATGTGTGATTTCCTCCAGTTGTTTTCTATAATTCTGCAGCTTCTTGTATAATTCAAACCGCTTCTTTGGCTGCTGTTCTTTCCATGCGGCGGTTTCTGTTTTCTTGATCAATTTATTCAGCCGGTTGATTTCATCCTGCGCTTTTAATTGTTCGCTTACCGTCTGGTCCTTTTTCTGCAATACAGCTTCAGATGAGATGGCAACTTGCCTAACAAGGTCATCCCAGATTTCATCAAGGGTGTTCCCTGCAAGTGTCAGCGACAGGTCTTCTTTCTTCATCCATTCTGTACGGTACAGTTTGCTGTGGTAAACGGCCAGCTGACGTTCGTCTTCATAAACAAGCAGGAATACCAGCTTATGCGGATTCTGCCTTGCGATTGCCTCCACTACTTTTCCGTCAAAGTTCTGCTTCCTTAAAGTTATGGACAAAAGCATTATTTCCTTGATCTCTGATTCCTTTGCCAGGTTCAGATTATCCTTTGTCAAACTGTTTGCCACAACGATGCTGTCAACATCTGACACAAATTTCGCCTTCAACGCTGCAGACAACGGAAGATGTCTGTAAAACGCTTCTTTCGGTATGCGTTTATGCACCAGTGTGCTTTCCGGAAAATCTATCATTTACATCACCACCATAAAACAGATCAATTCAAAGTCTTCAAGTCCGGAAAACCCGCCGGACTGGAAGGTCGTCTCACCGGACGTAAAGAAGCTGTCAATATCTTCCTCATCCTTTGCATCGATGATCGAACCGATGGCATCTTCCAGGAGGTTCGAAACCGTGCTCATATTCCGGCCGTCCTTTGTTTTCGTATTAAATCTTTTACACAGCTCTTTATCCGGTTCTGTTTTCCCTCTTGCAATATGCCGCATCTCATCCAGCGTGTCTTTTGGCTGCAAATGATTGGTAATAATCTCACCGTCCATTCCCACATACACCATATAGAACGGATGCAGACGGTTCTGGTTCTTGATGTTGATCTTTGAGTTTACATTTTTCAAGACAAAGATCACACCTGGTTTCTCTCCATGCGCTACAGCATGGATTCCAAGCGGAATATGATCGATATCCTTGTGATCTTTCATGTACGCAAGAAGATCCATCCGAAAGTCATTCAGTCCAAGGTCGGTAATGGAAACACCGGAATTCATCTCTTCCAGATCCATGACTTCTTCCTGTAGCTTCTTCAGCTGCTCTTTTCGGTAGTCCAGGTCTCCCTGCTCGTTTGGATTAATCAGATCATCGTCGCCTGTGGAAGTCATGACGGAGATCCGCATTCTCGTCTCTACTCTTGCTTTTAAATTAATATATTCATCCAAGGTCAAATCCGGCCAGAAGTTTACCAGCTGAATCACCTTATTCTTACTTCCGATACGGTCGATTCTTCCGAACCGCTGAATGATTCTCACCGGATTCCAGTGGATATCATAGTTGATACAGTAATCACAGTCCTGCAGATTCTGTCCTTCTGAAATGCAGTCTGTGCCGATCAAAATATCAATATTGTTGTTCATATCTTCCGGGTACAGCACATCTCTGTCTTTGGATAAAGGCGAAAAGCAGGAAAGCACATGATTCATTTCCGCCTTAAATCCCGGAATGGTCGTTTTTCCTTCAACTGTTCCTGTGACAAGAGCGGTGTTTAAGCCCAGCGCTTTCGCTTTTGGCGCGATATTCTCATATAAATACTCTGCTGTGTCTGCAAATGCTGTAAAAATCAACACTTTTCGATTTCCTGGATTAATTGGATTTTCTTCTTTATTCTGAATCACTTGAATCAGCTGGTTCAGTTTAAAGTCATATTCCGGAGTAATATCCTCCACCATGCCGATGAGAACAGCCAATGTCTCCAGATCCATCTCTATATCCCGTTTCCATGAAATATAGTCCATATCATGAAGGTCGATTTTGACTTTCTTTCCGACAGAGAAGAAGTCCGTGTTCTGATCGTCATCATCAAAATCTGCCGCTGCCCCGGACAGATCGGTCATCTCATCCAAATTTCCGCTGCCATTCTGAATGAAATCGTTGATGATCTGGTCTGTATCATAAAGATATCGATACACTCTCTTTACCGTCAAAAGAAATGAGTGTACAGAGCTTTCCATCCGCTTCAGGAGGTTGATGCTCATGAGTTTCTGGATTCCAGTCTCTCGCCCCTTTCGGAAATTCTCCGTTTCCTCCTCCGACAGATACTTCGACAGTTTGCTCGGCAGAATGTACTGCGTCGGTGTGTAAATCGTCAGCTTCAGATCAGAAAGGCACTCGTAAACTTCCTTGTAATTGATCGCTCCCTTCCTGTCGGTCAGTTTCGGATAAAGGGAAATCGGTTTGTTTCGTTTAGGGAACGTCCCGATTTCACTGGTATCATAATAGGTCTGAATATGATGACGGGATCTTGCAATAGTGACTGCATCCAGCACTTCAAAAAAATCAAAGTCGAGCTGGGAAAGAAGATTCTCTGTTGTCCTTTCCTGCTCCGGCAGCTTGCACCATAAATTGTAGACTTTCTGTGCCCGTCGGAAGATCGTATCGATATCAGACTTTGTATTCAGCTTGTCATTGATTTCTTCCGGGTTTCCTTCATACGCCAGCGCAATCTGATTTTTGAGATCGTTAAAACGATTGTTAACCGGTGTCGCGGAAAGCATCAGGACCTTGGTCCGTACTCCCGGCCGGATTACCCGGTTCATCAGACGCATATAGCGGTTTTCCTTCTCGCCGCCATGTGTGTTGGTTCCGTTGCCATTTCTGAAATTATGGCTCTCGTCGATTACAACAAGGTCATAGTTTCCCCAGTTAATCCGGTCTATCGGAAGACCGATTGGTGTCATTCCGCTGTTCCTGGAAAGGTCTGTATGATACAGCACATCATAACGGAAACGGTCTGCGGCCAGTGGATTATTAACGAGATTTCCACGGTATGTCATCCAGTTCTCAGACAGTTTCTTCGGGCAGAGCACAAGAACATTCTTATTCCGCCCTTCATAGTATTTAATGACAGCAAGAGCGGTAAATGTCTTACCAAGGCCAACACTGTCTGCCAAGATGCATCCGTTATACTGTTCCAGTTTGTTGATGATTCCAAGCGCTGCATCTTTCTGGAAATTATACAGTTTATTCCAGATCACACTGTTTTTGAATCCGGTAGCCTCATTCGGAAGAACGTCCTCTGAAATATCATCCAGGAATTCACTGAAGATGTTATAGAGTGTCATAAAATAGATCAGTTCCGGGGGATTTTCCTGATAAACTGTACTGATCATATCAATGACGTCATTAGTTACATCGGTGAGTTTTTCCTTATCGTTCCAGACCGTCTCAAAGAGATTCAGAAACTCTCTGCTGGCGGGATTTTCCAAACGAGTCACCATATTACTGATATTGTTGCCTCGTTCGCACCCGATATCGACTGCCGTGAAAGAATTCATCGGCATGTAGGTATAGGCATCTTCAGGATTTTCAATAACAAGGAAATTGTTCATCCCTTCTCTTGTGGTGTTGGTTCGAAAGGACGCTTTCCTGCGCATCCAGGCAGCACATTCTTTTGCTACCGCTTTCTGCTTCAGTTCATTCCGAAGGCGTACTTCAAACTCTGTACCATAAAGGCTCTTTTCACGATTGAGACGCGGAATATAGAATTCCCGGCGTTCTTTTGGCGTCTTTTCTGCCACAAAAGTCGGCGACGTGAAGATGAACCTGAATTCATCGCAGGCTTCCAGTTCATCCTTCAGTGCCTGATACGCATAGATAGAAAAGCAGGCTGATGCGATTGACACCTTGCTGCCGGATTTAATTTTCTTAACAAGGTCATCTTTGACAACCCTGGTAGTATTATTAAACGTTTCCATTCAAGCATCCTTCCATCAGTAAGTGAATTATTGGTCCAAAGCATCCCCCTCCGGCACTATCTCCATGATATCCGATACATCGCACTCAAGAGCCTCGCAAATTTTAACAAGAACGGCTGTTGTTACGTTCTCATCTTTTCCCAGCTTTGCAAGGGATGACGAGCTTATCCCTGATGCTTTCCGAAGCTGCGTTTTTGTCATGTCACGATCGATCAGCAGCTTCCATAACTTTTTATAACTCGTTTTCATTTCTCACCGTTTTACCTCTACATTCCAAGAATCCCCATATAATTCACAGTGCTGATCAGAAAGCTTCAGCACGGTATTATCATTTAATATTTTCTGAGTACTTTTACTATAGGTACGCTGTCTATCGAAAGCAATAAATATCTGTTTCCTGCTTTGTTCGTAGATCTTCATTATACCATCAATTGACCCATCGCTAATATTTTTTAAGATCAGTGAGTCATGTGCAATCGCAGGAAGATTTGTTAACGCTAGAATGGACAGATCAAAGATAACCATCCCCTTATAATTCGAACCGGTTCCTCTGTCACCTGGTGTTTCAAATCGATAACTGTTGTAATCGTTAAAATGCAGAATCGGCGGTTTATGTTCTTCCGCGAATAACATATCGTTGTATTCTTTCATTTTCGTATTAACAGACTGTTCAATATCTGCAAGAATGGATGCGATTGCTCGCTTCAGCATATCATCTGCTGCCTTCTTCTGATCCTCCAGTTCTTTCTTCATCACATATGCCTGATTTTGTATTCTCAGTGCATCCATTTTTCCTTTAATCTCAGAATGCTTGTCTAAGAATTCCTTTGAAAGTCCTCCGACAAAACCAAGCTCATGAATTTGATTAACCAAAGACTGCCGCTGTTCTACCAATCCCTCTAATTCAGCCTGAACATTGTCCCGTTCGGCAGTGAACTGTCCGTCGAGTATTTTTGCAAGCTTCCTATGGTATTTTTCTATTTCATACAGTTTTCTCAAATTTACTTCCGGAAAAAATTCCTGAAGCGCAGAAAGATCATTCTCTGTCGGATAAACACCATACTCAATACTTAAATCCAGAAGAGATAGTCTCCTACGTAGGGAATCGATCTGCTCTTCCAATCTCAGCTTTCTGTCTTTTAGCTCCGCTTTTTGCATATTCTTTTGGATATCTTCCTCAGAACTAGCTTCCGCCTGTGCGGAAGTTAATGTATCTAACTGAACCTGAAGGGATTTAATTTCTGCTTCATTTTTTTCATATTGTTCTTTGCCGCCGACAAGATTTGATATGAACTGATAGTCCCGTGCCTTATTGTAAGCTTTCAGTTTTTCCTTCTGCTCATCTTTCCGCTTCGAGTAATCCTCGATATCCTCATAGCGATTGAAAAGCGTGATCAATCTATTTATTGATTTTTCCATGCTATCACCGGGAAGACCGACCAGTGGTCTGCGTTCATTTGTATTTTCTTTTCCGGCAATACGAAAGAAGCTGCTTAGCACCGGGCGGAACTTTAATCCCGGAAAATCCATATGATATTTCTGCTTCAGCCAGTTGGTAAAGTGTTCTTTTGTCCAGACATTGCCTGTCAGATTGTAATTCATATCACAGATCTGAATCTGCTCCGCATCTGCTGTATTTCGGGCAAAGTAGAAATCTCTTCCATCAAATTCAAACGTAAAGTAAATCGTATGATGGCCCATGTGCCTTATACCATCACTTGTTAAATAGGTATTTCCTCCAAACACAAAATCTATTGCAAGCAAGGCAGATGATTTTCCTATGGAGTTTGCCGCATCCTCTTTACCAAGCACTACATTCAGTCCTCGCTTGAATACGATCGGTGGTCGAACTTCACCTTTTTCTATAAATACTGGAGAACTCATTTCTTTAAGCATGAATATACCTCTTCATCTGAATTAATATCAACCGCACGCAATGCATAAAGGCAGTCCATTACTGCCAGAAAATCAGTCGGATCTTTAAGCAAATGACGCATAGAGTCATATAAGTCCATTACCTTCATTGGGCCATCTTTCAGTAGCTGCAGCACCATCGGAACATAATAGAGGGTGCTTTTTTCATATGAATAAAGTTTGTTCGGCAGCTGCATTAGAACACCTCACATTTCTGAATAAAGTAGGAAACAACAATCTGACAAAAAACATCCTCTTGCAGCGTTACCCGCTGCACTTTCCTTGAGATCTCATTGAAGATTTCTGCTTTGGATTTTTTTGTCTTGTTAAGTCTTCGGTACATTCCATTCATCTGTCTCTGGACTTCGTCATAATCAATTTGCTTCTTCTTATCCAGGTTGATCATAATCTGATCTATCTTATTGAAATAGGTCGTAACATATAATTTCACCGAAAGATAAATCGCCATATCCTTCGAAGGATCGAGCTTTTGTGTCAGCTCCTTCGGATCAAGTTTAGATTCAGCAATATCCTTTTCTTTCAATTTCTTAATCCTTGTCACGACACCCGTAATGCCCCGCTCCAACGGAAGATCTTCCAGCAATTCCATACTCTGTTCATGAGTGGAAAGAATATTCTTTTTCGCCTTCAATTCTTTCTGAAGCTTGGCATCATCGTCCATTTGATAAACAGCTGCACAGTTCGGACACATGGCAAGCAGGTTCTGCGGCTCCGGAGCCTTTGATTGATCAATGATGCTGACTTCATATACAGGAACCGTTTCCCCATTTCTGGAAATAATCAACCGCCTGCCACAGTTTGGACAGTGATGATCTGACTCGGCTAATAGATAGTTACCATATTTACTTTTTAAATCAGACGCCTGCTTCTCTTGTTTCTGCTGATTCATTTCAGCTGCAGGAACAAGACCTGCCAGTTTGCGAATGCAGTCTGTCATCCAATCCGCAACTTTCTCTGCCACATTATCTGCATTTACAGAAGGATCATAAGGGTGAAAGTCTTGTGCCATCATTTCACGGTTAGAGATGTCGCTTCCCCCGATCCAGGCAATCATATTCTCCCTGTTCAACCTATAGGCGACCTGTTTCGCAAACTTTTTGGATAATCCTCGTTTCGCATAATTCCGTAGAGTCGCATCTCTTACAATTCCTAATGGATCTCTTTTTACATCCCAATCCTCCTCAGAAAGCTCTGTAATCATTGAAATGAGAGTTCTCATAAATTCAGGGACATCTGCACCGTCAGACAGATATTTTTTCAAAACGGCAAACAATGTTTTGAAATCCACGAAGTTTTCTCCCTTCTCACGTTTTGAACCACGCTGACCCAACCTGACCCAAACAAGACCCAAGAAAACAAAGCCCTGTCATATAATCCAGATAGTTCCAGATCGATGGAATGTTAACGTTGACATATGTTTATAGTTTAACACAAGTCGATTCATAGCTCAAAAATATTGTTCGAGTTATGCACGGAGCAACCACCTCTGTTCTGGACGGATTGATCACCTGTCGCTCAACTGAACGAGGCGGAAAAACTGAATAGTGAAACCAGCTGTCTTTTGAGCAGGCTGCTGCAATTTCGGAATGGAGAGAGCACTCTCCTTCAGAAACTGTAGTGGCCTTTTTATGCCTTTTGCAGCCGATCGTGATGATTCCTCCATTCCGCACAAGCGAATGGAGGTTTTTTATGAAGATCAGCTATAAATCAGTCACTGGCGAAGTCACAGCAGTTGAAGCCACAGCCGATATTGGTGAATTCATCACGGCAAGCCGCCGTGCTGAAGACTCTGCAGACCGGAAGGAACGCAGGCACTGCATTTCTTTGGACGGCATTAAGTATGCGGGCAAAGAGTATGGTTTGCCTGATCCTACAGAAAATCTTTTCAATGACACAGATGAGCGCGATGCCAAAATGAGGACCGCTTTCTCCCACCTCACTGATACACAGCAGCGCCGGTTGATCCAGCACTTTTTAGGCGGTCTTTCTGAGCGCGAGATCGCTCGTCGTGAAGGCAGGGATTATAAGTCCGTGCACGAGTCTATCGCAGCCGCCAAGAAAAAATTCAAGAAATTTTTTCGGTAACGCCCCCATCAAAATGGCTCAGGAATGTCCGTATATCGAGGAGGAAATTAATCCTCCTCGGTATTTTACAGAAAGCGAGGTAACGACTATGAAACATGAACTGGAGATCAGCGTATCGAAGAAACCGAAAAATGGCGGAATCGTGAGCTGCCGTCACCTTTCTATCCGGGAGCGTTTTCTTCGTCTCCTGCTTGGAAAGAAAACAGGCCTTACGGTCATCGTCCCAGGTGACAGCGTTGAGGAGCTTGCTATCAAAGAAGTTCCAGAAGGAGGCAGGTCATGAGGCTCTACGAAATCAATGCAGAGATTCAGAGGCTGGCCGACTCGATGGAGTTTGATCCGGAAACCGGAGAAATCTTAGGTGATACAGATGAGCTGTTTCAGCAGATCGATTCTCTTCAGATGGAAAAGAAATCTATCCTCACCTGGCTGGCGAAACTGATCTTAAATCTCAGGTCCGAGTCCGCCTCCCTGAAAGCGGAAGAAATGCGCCTGAAAAATAGAAGAGATCAGCTCAGTAAAAAGGAAGATCGGTTGATGAAAATCCTCGACCGCGAATGCGCCGGTCAGAAGACAGACCTCGGAATTGCAACCTTTTCCTATCGGAAGACATCGCATCTCGATGTGAAGGACTCAGGGGAAGCTGTGCGCTGGCTGAAGCGGAACAAGTACAAGGACTGCTTCCGTATCCCTGCTCCAGAAGTTGCCAAAACTGAGGTCAAGAAACTCATCAACTCCGGCGTCAATGTGCCGGGCTGCAGCGTGGTCGAAGATTACAGCTGCTCACTTAAATAAAAGGAGGTCATAAACGTGCTTAACATCACCAAGGGGAAAGTAGACCGCGCCCAGAAGACGGTCATCTACGGTCCCGAGGGCATCGGCAAAACAACGCTTGCCGCCCATTTTCCGGATCCGGTTGTTATCGATACCGAAGGTGGTACTGCCTTCATGGACGTACGTCGTATCGATAAACCAGCTTCCTGGGAGGAACTCCTCGGTATCGTCAAGGAAGTCGCTGCCACACCGGGCATCTGCAAGACGCTGGTAATTGATACCGCTGACTGGGCGGAGCAGCTTGTCACTACCTATCTCTGCACCAAGTACAAGCAGAGCTCAATTGAAAGCTTCGGTTACGGAAAAGGTTACACGTATCTGGCCGAAGAATTCGCAAGACTTCTTTCTGCCTGCGATCAGGTGATTGCAGCCGGAATCAATGTGACGATCACGGCTCATGCCAAGATGAGGAAATTCGAGCAGCCGGATGAAATGGGTGCCTATGACCGCTGGGAGTTAAAACTCAGCAAGCAGGTCGCCCCGCTTCTGAAGGAATGGTGCGATCACCTCTTCTTCTGCAACTACCAGACATACGTCGTCACATCCGAAAGTAATGCGAAGAAACCGCAGGGTGGTAAGCGGGTAATCTACACAACCCACCATCCGGCCTGGGACGCGAAGACAAGGGTCAAGATGCCAATGATTGTAGATCTTGACTACAAGAACATCGCCTTTATCTATGAGCGCCCGGAAACTGCCAAACCTGAAGAAGCTTCTGCCACTGAAGAGGCCACGTCCATTCAGAAACTTCATCAGCTGATGAAGGAATCGCATGTAACGGATGCAGAAATCCGGAAGGTCGTCACATCCAAAGGACATTACGATATCACGGTTCCAATTGATAAATACGAGGACCGTTTCATCAACGGCTGGCTTATTAAATACTGGCCGCAGATTTTAAAGCTTATTCACAAGGGCAAGGAAGCCCAGCATTAAATGGAGGTTAACTTATGATTGACAACACGAACATGAACGCCGGGATGGATTGGAATGATGCTCTCGAGACAGATGGTCAGGAATATATCATTCTGCCGGAAGGAGACTACAACTTCACGGTCACGAATTTTGAGCGCGGGCGCTTCCCTGGAAGTGCAAAGATGTCCCCTTGCAACAAGGCAACTCTTACTCTGCAGGTGAAGACCGACGACGGAGTGGCCAATGTTCGCACCGATCTCATTTTAAACCGTCTCGTAGAGTGGCGTCTTTCTGCTTTCTTCCGCTGCATTGGCCAGAAAAAGCATGGCGAGCGCCTTGTCATGGACTGGAACAAAGTTGTAGGAAGCCGTGGACGGGCGCACTTTAAGCCGCGCACCTATACAGACCGTGACGGAAATGAACGTCAGGCAAATGACGTCGACCGTTTCTATGATTACGATCCGAAGAATTTCCCGGAAGAAGATGACTGGATCCCGGTCGATGACGGTCAGGAAACGCTTCCGTTTTAACAAAGGAGGTACAAATGTTTCATCTTAGACCTTATCAGGCTGAAGCGAAGCAGGCCATCCTGAATGAGTGGGATGAGGGGCATCGGAAGACGCTCCTTGTCCTCCCGACGGGATGTGGCAAGACAGTTGTATTTGCTTCTGTCACTGAAAATCAGGTAAATAAAGGACACCGGGTTTTGATCATGGCACACCGTGGAGAGCTTCTTGAACAGGCAGCGGATAAACTGAAGGAAGCCACCGGTATCGACTCCTGCCTTGAAAAAGCAGATTCTACTAGCCTCGGAAATATGCTTCCAGTGACGGTCGGCTCTGTGCAGTCCCTCGCACAGGAAAAGAGACTGTCCCGGTTTCCGGAAAACTACTTTCAGGACATCGTAGTTGATGAAGCGCATCACTGCACATCGGATTCCTATCTGCGCGTTCTGAATCATTTTCCAAGAGCGAATATCCTCGGTGTCACAGCAACCCCGGACCGCGGAGATATGAAAAGCCTCGGTGATTTTTTCGATTCCAAGGCATATGAATACTCCATGACGGATGCCATCAAAGAAGGCTACCTCTGCCCGATCAAAGCACAGCTTATTCCACTTAACCTCGATATCAGCAAGGTTGGAATTTCAAGCGGTGACTTTGCTGCTGGTGAAATTGGCTGCGCATTGGAACCTTATCTCATGCAGATTGCCGAGGAAATGAAAAACTACTGCAAGAACAGAAAGACCGTCGTCTTCCTCCCACTTATCGCGACGAGCCAGAAGTTCTGTAAGCTGCTGAATGATGTGGGCCTTAGAGCTGCGGAAGTGAACGGAAATTCTGATGACCGTTCCGATATCCTGAAGAATTTTGAAGACGGAAAATATGACGTTCTCTGTAACTCGATGCTTCTTACCGAAGGCTGGGACTGCCCATCTGTCGATTGTATTGTGGTCCTTCGCCCGACAAAAGTCCGCTCTCTCTACCAACAGATGGTAGGCCGCGGCATGAGGCTTGCACCTGGGAAAAAGAATCTCTTGCTTCTTGATTTTCTCTGGATGACACAGCGGCACGACCTCTGCAAGCCATCGTCTTTAATCAGTAAGGACGAAATCATTTCCAAGAAAATCGATAAGAGAATGCAGGATAACGCTGACGGTATCGATCTCATCGAATCCGAGGAACAGGCCGAGCGTGATGTCTTGGCAGAACGTGAGGAATCCCTTGCCAGACAGCTTGCAGAAATGCGTGGCAGAAAACGGAAGCTTGTGGACCCGATTCAATATGCACTCTCAATTGCAGCTGAGGATTTAGCGAATTATGAACCTACTTTTGCATGGGAGATGGCTCCACCTACAGAAAAGCAACTTCAGTTTCTGGAACGCCGTGGGATCTTTCCGGATTCCGTTTCCAATGCTGGTATGGCGTCACTCTTAATCGACAAATTGAAACGTCGTCAAGAGGCCGGACTTGCCACTCCAAAACAGATCCGCTGCCTCGAAAGGTACGGTTTCAGGCAAGTCGGGACGTGGCAGTTTTCTGACGCAAGCAGCTTAATCTCAGCGCTTGCCAATAATCACTGGCGCGTACCTTATGGTATTACACCTTCTGGCTATATACCGCACGGAGGCAGATAAATGGAAAATAACACAATTTTACTTTCTGCTCTTAAGTCCATAGACGTCTCTTCCCTCTCCCGCGCAGACTGGATTGCAGTCGGCATGGCCTTAAAAGAGGAAGGACTTCCATGCTCCATCTGGGACGACTGGAGCAGAAACGACCCCAGGTATAAGCCGGGTGAGTGCGAGCAGAAATGGGCAGGCTTTCACGGAAGTCACAACCCTGTGAAAGGCGGCACTATCGTACAGATGGCTAAAGAGCGCGGATGGAAACCGTTTCTCGGTGAAGACGGGGTAATGAATTGGGATGATGCAATCGAGTATGACGGCAACGACGGATTTAACGGGTTCACCGCTCCCGACGCATGGGATCCGGTCAAAGATCTTATTACCTACCTTTCTATTCTCTTTAAGCCTGACGAGCGTGTCGGCTATGTGACAAACGACGTCTGGCAGGATAAGGACGGCAAATGGCTTCCGAGTAAAGGTGTCTATGACCGCACAGCCGGAGAATTGATCGAATCATTAAAAAAGCACCCAGATGACCTCGGAGCAACGATCGGTGACTGGAAGGAAGAAGCTGGTGCGTGGATCCGTTTCAATCCAGTGGATGGTGAAAGCGTTAAGAACGATAATATTACCCGCTTTACCTATGCACTGGTGGAGTCAGATTCCATTCCGGTTTCGGAACAGGATGTCCTTTTTAGAAAGCTTGAGCTTCCGATTGCTGCCCTCGTCCACTCTGGCGGAAAAAGCCTGCATGCGATCGTTCATGTCGATGCAGACAATTACGAGGAATACCGGAAACGCGTCGAATTTCTCTATGATTTTCTTGAAAAGCACAATGTTTCAATCGACAAGCAGAACAGAAACCCTTCCCGCCTTTCCCGGATGCCCGGCGTAACGAGGAGCGGCAACAGACAGTATCTTGTCGCCACAAATATCGGTAGGAAATCATGGACCGATTGGATGGACTTCGTCGAAGGAATAAGCGATGAACTTCCAGGTATGGTCTCACTTTCCGAGTACAAAGACAGCCCGCCGGAACTTCCTGAGGAACTGATCAAAGGAATTCTCAGGCGTGGCCACAAAATGCTCGTTTCCGGTTCCTCAAAGGCTGGAAAATCTTTTCTCTTGATGGAACTTTGCATTGCTATCGCTGAAGGAAAAAAATGGCTCGGATTTGAATGTAAAAAAGGCCGGGTCCTCTATGTCAATCTGGAGATTGATCCGGCATCTGCAATCGTTCGATTTTTAAGAATCTATGATGCACTTGGCCTGCCAAAGAAGCATACCGAAGACATCGTAATCTGGAACCTCAGAGGCCACGCTGTCCCTCTGGATCAACTGGTACCAAAACTCATCCGAAGAGTAAAAGACCAGCACTTAGATGCGATCATTATCGACCCAATCTACAAGGTGATCACGGGCGATGAAAACAATGCATCTGAGATGGGTGCATTCTGTAACCAATTCGATAAGATCTGCACGGAAACCGGATGCTCGACCATCTACTGTCATCACCACAGCAAGGGTGCACAAGGAATGAAGAAGGCAATGGATCGAGCAAGTGGCTCAGGTGTATTTGCGAGAGACCCTGATGCGCAGCTTGACATGATTCAGCTTGAACTCTCAGATGATCTGAAAAATCATGTTGCAGACAGTGGTGCCACAGCTTGGCGGATGGAGTCATCCCTTCGTGAATTTGCGAATATCTCTCCAGTAAATTTCTGGTTTGAATATCCAATCCACCGGCTCGATACAACTGGCGAACTTGCCCGGCTGGGCGCTGAAGGAAGTCCGATTGCAAACCTGACGAAGTCCGGGAACTACTCCACTCCGGAAAGCCGCCACGCCTCAGTAGACAATGCTTATGATGCACTCTGCACAGATGAGAATATCCAGATTACGGTAAAAGATATCGCTGAATACCTTGATATCTCATCCCGCACAGTAAAACGGTATCTGTCCGAGCTGAAGGAATTTTATAACTGTACAAACGGCGTTGTAAAACGTCTCACAAAACCAGATGGACAACCGAAGTAAATCCCGGTTGTCCGGATATGGACGACAACCGATTATTTCTCGTTTGTCCATTTATAGTCAACCGCCTATATATATAGATATATTGTCCGCCTGTGGACGTTCCATGTGGTGGAAGGACGTAAACGTCCGTCCTTCCACACACTGAAACGGAACGCTGCGGCTGACAATTCGAATGGATAAAATGTCCGGAAAGGAACACTTTATGAAATTTTTTATCGAAATGATCCCACCTACTGCGACTGCTCAGGAAAAGCAGGTGCGCATTATACATGGAAAGCCGATCTTCTACGAACCAGCAAAACTTAAAAAAGCCAAGCATCTCCTGACAGAAAAACTAATATTGCACCGCCCCAATAAACCGCTTACTGGTCCCCTTTCCCTTCACGTCATATGGTTATTTCCGAAGGGTAAATCTCACAAGCACGGTGAATGGCGCATTACCCGTCCAGACACCGACAACCTCGAAAAGATGCTAAAAGACTGCATGACCCGTTGTGGCTATTGGAAAGATGATGCCCAGGTCGTGAAAGAGACTGCCGAAAAGCGCTGGTCCGATGAGCCGACTGGTATTTCAATTGAAATTCATAAAATGGAGGAACGCCATGCGTAATGTCTATCAGAACAGCGAAGGATATAGCGATCCGACTGCAAGCATCGCCCTGTCTCACGTGGCTGCAGAAGAAAAGAAAAAACGCTACCGTCCGCTCGTCTACATCGTAAGTCGTTATGCCGGTGACATCCAAGAGAATGTAAACGATGCCAAACGTTACTGCCGTTTTGCTGTAAATCAAGGTGCAATCCCTGTATGCAGTCATCTTCTCTACCCACAGTTTCTCAAGGATGACGATCCGAATGAACGTAGGTTAGGTCTTTTCTTTGGGAAGCTCCTGATGGACAAGTGTGATCAGATCTGGATCTTTTCTGATGGAGACTATTCGTCCGGCATGCAGACAGAATACAACCGTGCCATCAGACGAAGACGCACGATCCGTTACTTTACAACAGATTGTCATGAAACCGGTGATCCTAAATCTGGAGGTAATAATGAATCCTTATGAAGCATTGATTAATGCCATCGTCCTGCAGGCGGTCAAGGACTGGAGGCATGCAGCCATGTTAATCCACCGAAATCCAAACAGCCTAGCAGGACAGCGACTACAACACGATACCGAAAAGTTTTTCAAGTCGAAGTGGTTCTACTTTCTAACAACGGTCGACGGAAACGCACTGCTTCAGAAACTATATGAGGAGGAAAAATTATGATGACACCGAAAGAATACCTTCGTCAGTCGTACCGGCTGGACCAGAGGATTAACAGTGATATTGAAGAGGTCGGAAGACTTCGGAGCATGTCTGCTTCTGTTTCATCCCCTGCTTTTACTGAACGTGTCCAGACCAGCCACAACGGTGATGCACCTTTTGTCCATTCGATTGAAAAGATCATCGAGCTGGAGCACCAGATCGACAAAGAGATTGATCTCTACGTTGATTTAAAGGATCAGATCCGTTCCGTCATTTCCAAGGTCGAGAACACCGATGAGCAGATGGTCCTGCGCTACCGCTACGTTCATAATTACACGTGGGAAATGATCGGGACCTTACTGAATGCGGATGCCAGGACCGTTCGCAGATGGCACGGCGACGCACTGCAGCACGTAAAGGTTCCGGATGATCCAATCACCATCAAAAAATTGTAATTCGCCCGAAATGCCCTAAAATGTCCACCTGTCATTCGTGGTAATATATACTTAGCGAAAAGCAAGATAGTAAGACAAGCCTCGAAAGGTTAATCCCTTCCGGGGCTTTTGTTATGCAAGGGAGTGAAAGTCATGCCAAGGAAACCTAAGCGTCCCTGCCGCTACCCAGGCTGCAGCAACCTCGCTGAAGATGGTGAGCAGTACT